ATCAGCGCGCGCAAATGGATGCGCCAAGCGGTTGAGGCTGCGGGCGACTGCGCGCCTGTCGTTATCACGCGCCAAAATCGCGATACGACCGATGATGCGCTTGTGATTATGCGGCTGGGCGATTGGGTCAAATTTTACGGCGCGGCGAGGGCGGGCGAATGAGTGTGCGCAAATTTACCCCGGCGCAGGTGGAGCGGATCCGCGAACGCGCTGCAGCGGGCGAACTGAAAAAAGTGGTCGCATTCGATTACGGCGCATCCGCCAGAACAATCAGCGACATCACCATTGGCGAGACCTATAGGGACTGCGGCGGGCCGCTGACGACCCACTCGAACGCCATGACAGACGCGGAACGCGCGACCGTGATTGCACTGGTCAAACAAGGTGAGTCGATGAGAGCGATCAGCCGCGCTGTAGGCCGGCATCACGACACGGTGCGCAAGATCCGAAACGAAACACTGAAGCGCCCAGAAGTGCGCAAGATCCGAAACAAAATCACCAACCGATCAGGAGCAGTAAAATGATCGAACAAAAGACCAACGGCTTAGACTTTTCCAAGTTTTCACCCCAAGCGATGCGCGAAATCCGGCGGGGCAGGAAGATTAAACAAGATCAGGCCGGCGCAGAAATTGGCGTCAGTCAGAAAAGCATATCATCTTGGGAGCTAGGCGACGTAAAGCCTCAAGGGCGGAACAAAATACGGGTGGCCGCTTGGATTGCCAAAAACGAGCATCACCGCGAGCCTGTCGCGAATAAAAAGGCGCAGAAAACGCAACAGGCGACGGTCCTTTTTCGCCTTAATGCCTTGCCGATCAAGTTTTTTGGGCAGTGCCTTGCGCAGCATGGGACGACGGCCCTTTACCGGACTCAAGGCGGCGCATTGGTCATCAAAGCAGGCCTCCATGTCTATCACGGCACTGATCTTGAGGCGCTTGATGCGGCTTGCGCCGGGTCGCCCAAGGAGTTCACGGCAATTACTGACCTATGCACCAAAATCGGGCTTCAATGGTGTGAGGTTGTTGATTGATGACTAAAAAAACCGACCACAAATCGGTAATGGTTGGGACCGCGCAGTATGTCGTCGTTCAAAGCGACGGCAAGCGCGCCCCGATCATTGGAGCGCGCGACGCTCGCGATGCGATGCGCGTGTTCCAAGGCCCGTGGCGCAAAGGCGGCGATCGGCTTGTGTATGAGCAAACGGTCGCGGTCACAATGGAAGACGACGACGAATGAAAAACCCCGCAGCTTTTTTGGCCGACGTGGTCGGCATTTACGGCTATCAGCCCAAGGCATGGGGCCATAAGCGTTGGCTCTACGTTAGCGCGTCACAGATCGGCATGTGCGCCAAGCGTCAGGGCTATATGCGCGAACGCGGCGGCCAAGAACTAGACGCCGAACGCCCCGACGCATGGGGCTTGTTTGCACGCGGCGACGTTGGCGAGGACTGGATGTGCGGCACGTTTGATCGCGCGCAACTCGCCGAGCATGGCGGGCCAAAGCTGGGTCTGGCGTTTAGCGCGATCGGCAAAAACCAAGTGACCATCATCGATGAAGTCAATCGCCTGTCCGCCACGCCTGATGGGATCATGTGGATTGGGGCCGAGCCAATTTTGCTTGAAATTAAAACCGTCGACCCGCGCGTTAGCCTAGCAGCGCCCAAGCCGACGCACTGGCGGCAGGTGATGTTTGCGATGGCGCTGATGGAGCGCGTCCACTCGATCAAACCAAAGCGCGCGGTGGTCATATATCTCGACGCGAGTAATTACGCGAATGTGACGGCGTTCGACGTCGGCTTTGATCCAATCGAGGGCGACGCGCTGATTGATCGCGCGATGATGATCCACGCGACAGCGACGGACGAGCTTGAGCCAGAGGGCGTGTTTGACGGCGGTAGCGAGTGCAAGACGTGCGATTTCACGGCGCAGTGTCGGGCGGCGCAGATTGATCGGGTTGAGCGGGCCGAGGCGTCGTCGGATCTGCCCGAGGCTCTGGTTGCTGATTTAGACGACCTGGCGATGCAGCGGCAAGCGGCCGCGCAAATGGAAAGCGAAGCCAAGCGGCTCAAGGAAAGCGCGACCAGCCAGATCCGAATGGCGATGGATGAACAGGGCGTGAGCTTCGCCCAGACTCCGGGGTTTGCGATCCGTCAGAGCGTGACCAAGGGCCGCGAGGCGTGCGACTGGCGGCAAGCCGTTGAGGATGGCGTTGACCTGTCGGCATACGTCAGCGTGGGCAACGGCTACCCGCGCCTTACGATCAAAAAGGTGGCAACCGATGGTGAATAGATATCACGCGGTCGTGCTGACCCAATCGCTGCAAGGCGATTTCGGGCGGACCGCGAACGAGGGTTTTAGCGAGGTTCCGGCCGCGCTGAATTGGCTGGCGCTACAGACGGCGCAGGCCAGAAAGGGGCGCAGGGTGGTCCTGCGTGCCGAGATTGTCAAAATCGAAACCAAGGAAAACTGAAGCATGAATGAAGTAGCAAGAATGAACGATTTTTCGCTGGACTGGCTGCAGGAGGAGACGCCGCGCGCGCCGATCCTGCGCTACAAACAGGGCGAATACATTTGCCCGCAGCTCTTTGACGACCGCGATCTGAAAGGCGGCCTGTTTGTGCCGTCGCTGCCCAGCTTGCGCGATACATTAACCGCGTGGTCTGACGAGCAAAACTATCCCGTCGAGGAGCATGAAGCGTTCGTCTTTTTCGGGGAAAAGCTGCCGGCGCAACTGACGGCCTACCCGGCGCGAGCTGACGGCAAAGACGCGTGGGTGAGCGGTCTAAAAATCGACGGCATGCTGTTTGTCGAGGGGTCGGACTGGCAGCCTGTCACGCTGGTCGCGGGCACGCCTACCGCCATGATCCAAGTGAAAGACGCCCTTAAGAAGTCGAAACAGCAAGCGCGCTCGTATCCGGTTTCGGAATGGTCGGCAGTTTGGCAGATGCGCGGCGGCAACTTCTTCGAAAGCAAGGTCGCCGGCAAGGTCAAGATCCCGCTTTATGAACTTTGTGGCATGGTCAAAAGCGACGGAACGGCTAAGGCGATTGAGCCAGGGTTTGACGTCAGCCCATGCGAGTCGTTGCGCGAGCGCGTACCGACGCCGGAGGCCAGTGTCGGCATGTTTGCGCTGCCGTCAGGACCGTCGCAGGGCGCGGCACCCGATGCGATGGCAGCGTCAGGGGTGGTCGTGCCAAGCAAGGCTGGCGGGGCGTCTATGGCGCGTGATGTCGACGACGACATTCCGTTTTGATCTGAAATACCGACGGCGAATTGGTTGCGTCGGTAATCGGCGGGGCTTCGGCTCCGCCACACTTTTTTTGGAGGCGACCACGATGGTCAACATTATTCCGCCCAGCGATGAATACCGCGAGAAGCTGCTCGCGACGCGGCGCAACCCGCCCGGCGCAAGGCGCATCGGCGCGGCCGAAATGGAGCTGATGGAGCGGCTCGACCAGATCCGAATAAGCCAGGGCGTGACGCAGAAGCAGTACGCGGAGGCGATCGGGGTCGGGCTGGCCCAAGCGAACAAATATTGCCGCGGCATGAATAAGATGCCGATCCATCGTTTTGTGGCGGCGTGCGCGTTTTTTGACATCTCTCCGACCGACGTGCTTTGGGCGCTGGACGACGTCAAAACGCCGATTTTAAAAGACTCGCCGAAGCGCGTGCTGTCGCTGCTGCAAATGTTCAACGCGATCGATGACAAAATAAAGAGAGATGCGATCTTTGCGATGGTCTCGCGCGTGTACACCGGCGAGGTGGAATTATGAGCTTAGCGGGCGATTTCTTGCAGGAGGTATGGGCGCACGGCTTGCCGGATGACATGGCGATCGAGCTGCGGCTGATCGGATCGCCGACCAAGTCGGCATGGCGGACGGCGGATCAGTTGGCGCTTGTGCCGGACCCAGTCAGCCAAGACGGGACGGCGACCTTTTCGGTTTGCGCTGGTGCGGCCGGGTCGGGCGGAGCGATGGGCAACGATGATGCACGGCTCGCGCCGGCTGCGTGGATCGACATCGACTTGATTGACCAGAATATTAAAAAATCGGGCGCGGCGCTCAATGTTACGATGGGCCAGATCCGCGAGGCGGCGGACGGCGTCGCTGACGCATTGCGCGCCTTGCCATTTGCGCCCAGTGCGATCGTGTATTCGGGCGGCGGACTCCACGCATATTGGCGGCTTGCCGAGCCTGACCGAGACTTGGATGCGGTCGAAGCGGTCAACGCGCGCCTGGCGACGATCTGCGCGGGTGATGAGGCGGTAAAAAACAGAGCGCGCGTAATGCGGCTGCCCGGCTCGATGAACCGTAAATACGCTGAGCCTGTACAATGCGAGGTGTTAGATCGCTTTGACGCGTGGGCGCGGGATTATGACTTGGCGGACTTGGCGGACGCGTTAGCCGACTACGGGCGGCGCGACGTGGTTGTGGCGGTGGCAGAGGCCCAAGAGGCGATCAAGGTGGCGAGCGGCGCGGATCTGTCGGAGCTAGTGGTTGCGCCGGGCGGCATGATGGACGGCTCCGGCGATTGGGCGGAGTGGGAAGCGGCGGCGCGGGCCGGCGATAACTGGAACTCGAATTGTCTGAAGCTTGTGGCGCGATGGGTCGCGATCGGGTGGAGCGATGCGCAGATTTACGAGCGCGGCATGGCGCTGCGGCTTGACGGTTACAGTGACGCGGAAACGCGGGCGGAGTTTGAGTATTTTATTCGATCGGCGCGGTCGAAGGGGTTTGCGCCGGTGATTGCCGGGCGGCCCGTGACGTATGAGGACTGGCGCGACGACTGGGCGCTGATCGAGACAAGCGGGCGGTTTGTGCGGCTATCGACGCGAACGGAAGTGACCCAGCAAACGTGGCGGCTGACCAACTCGCATCTGTTTGCGGTTAAGGCGACTGATGACGGCGAGGAGAAGCGCGTTGCATATGCTAAGCGCTGGCTGTCGGATGGCGACGCATTTAAATTGCACGACTATGTTATGGCACCGGACCAGCCGCTTGTGACGGCAGGGAATTGTTTGAACCTGTGGCGCGAGTATCGGGCGCGGATCATTGCCGACCAGGGCGCGGATCCGGCGACATCGCGCGCGGTCGCCCTGATGCGACAGTTGGTGCTGTTCCTGTGTGACGATCGGGCAGACGTGGCGGACAAGGTGTGCAACTGGATAGGGCGCGGCATGTTTCACCCGGCGGAGCGGGCGAAGTTTGCGCTGTTTATTATTTCGGATCTGAAGGGCGCGGGGAAGTCGTTACTCGGCAACTTGGTCGGCGACCTGTATGGCCCAGACGCGGCGGTGTCATTGGGCGGCATTGATGGGTTGATTGGGCCGTTTCCCGGCGACGTGCTGACCGGCAAGGCGTTCGTTTGCGTGCATGAAACCAGCGACCGGGGCGACAGCGGAAAATTCGGGGCGATGGAACGGCTGAAATCGATGATCACCGAGCCGGCGTTATCGTTGAACCGCAAGGGCGTGTCGCAGGTTTCGGTCGATAATTACTGCCGGTTTTTATTCCTGTCGAACCACGAAGACGGCTTGGTTGTCGATGATAACGAGCGTCGGCTTGCCGTCGTGAATTGTCAGGCGCGGGATGCGCTGCCGCCGGGCTTTTATGATGCGTTTGTCGATGAGTGCTTTAGCCCACAAGGGTTGGCTGATTTGGCGCGTTGGCTTCGGGGCGATCATTGCGCCGAGTTGCCGAACCGGGCGTGGCGGCTGGATATGGACACGGTGCAAGACAGCTTGACGAGCGACTGGGCGGCGACGCTGAACGAGCGTGTTGCTGATGCTTACATGTACGGCGTTAAGGTCGCGGCGGGCGATATGGTCAAGGTGTGCAACCAAGTCGCGGGGACGAGGTTGCCGAACCACGTACTGAAAAACGAGCTGAAGCGCGCGGGGTGGAAGGCTGACCGCGTTAAGCGTGACGGCAAGGCGAGGCGATTTTACACCAATAACGCGAATAAAAGCGATTGGGCGGATGATTTCGTCGGGAAAGTCGGTGAGACGGATGCCTTGTTTTGATCGCGCTGGGGTTGCGGGGTGGTGTGATTTGCGCGCAATGGTGGGTAAATTAGCCTCGGGTGACAGACGGTGCCGGACGTATATAGAGCGAAACTTTTTTTATATATAAAATGGTATCTAGTGTAAAAATATTGGGGACCAAATCGTCTGTCACCGTCTGTCACCCTTTAACCGCTGCGCGCCGTGGGTTATATGGACTTATGCAACTGAAAGGTGTGGCGCACCTTACCGATGACAAAACAGTATCACTGGGGTAGATTGAACGAATGGGTAACGGCACGAAGAACATTGAGTATGGCGCTCGCCGCGAGCTGACTGATGACGAGATTGATCAACTGCGCAAGCTCGCCGGAGTGCTAACGATCCCGCAACTCGGCGATTACTTTGGCATTGCGCGGTCTGTCTTTGAGGTCATGGTCCGCGAGGAGGGACATCTACAAGAGGTGTACAACTCGGGTAGATCACGCGCCATCGGCGGTGTGGCGACAACGCTGGTGCAAAAGGCGCTGGCCGGCGACACCCAAAGCGCGATCTTCTACCTGCGCACACAGGGCGGCTGGTCCGAGAAGCTTGACGTGAAAGTGCAGGGCGAGGTGACACTTGCCGGAGCGCTGCGCGACATGGCCGCCGCGCGGGTCATCGAAGGCGATGCGTCCGAGTTCGGACAACTTCCGTCGCCATCGACCGAAAGAACGACGGTAAATCAGCGCGTTAGCGATCTCGGCAGTATTACTCCAGCGAGTATGGACGCCGACGACGCCGCCGATCGGCTGCTGAAGGGGGCGAAGCAGTCGGCATCGAACCGCCGCAAGAACGCGGCCAGACGCGGCGACGGCTAGACCCCCCCCAGGCCCGCGAAATCGCGGGGGCCGATGTAATATTACACCCCCCTTAGCCCCCCCCCCTATCAATCTGAAAAGAGGATGACACCTTATGAATAAATTATTACCTCATATGTACGACGGACAGGCTCACGCGGATCGCAAGCAATACTTTTGCGCCGCGCTTTCAGGCATCATCGCGCGCGTTGGGGTCAACGATGGCGCAGATGCGGTGCGGCAGGCCTGGGACATAGCCGATGAAGCCGTAGCGCAATTACGCGAGCGTCCTAATCTAAAGGCTTACCTTGAGGAACGTCTGAACCTTGAATAATTCCACTTTCCGCAAAAACAACGCCGACAAACCCCGCTGGTCTCGCCTCGCGCGTTTGCCCGGTCACGATTGCCTTCTCAAAGCGATGGAGCGCAACGACTTCGGCGCGGCGCAATACGGCGACCAAAACTGGCGCAACGGCACAGTCGACGCCTATCTCGACGCGCTGATGCGCCACGCGCTCGCCCTGTGCGGTGGTCAAATCGCCGACTCTGACGACCCTGGCGCAATGGCGCATGGTCTCGAACACACCGACGCGATCGTCTGGAACGCGCTCGTACTGTCTGAGCTTATCGCCGCGCGTCAGCCCCAAACCGACAACCACGACAAACCGAAAGACACGATCAGTGTTGCAGACATCGAATTCCCCGTATCGCAATAACGGCGGCGCACGGCCAAACAGCGGTCGCCGCCGTCGCCTTAATGATGCGGAGCAATCCGACCTGGGCCGCCGCTGCTATCGCGCCGCCTTTATCGAACGCCGCGAGGCTACCGCGCGCCGCTACCCCAAGCGTGCTGACGAAATCCGCGCAACCGAAACCATGCGCGAGTTCATGGCGTGCTTGGGTCGGTTTCGCGGTGAGTCGGCGCAGGATCAATATGTCACGAATGCCGATTATCAGATCATGCGCGAGTTTATGGACGAAAAACCGCTAGTCGCGCGCACCTTCGCGCCGTCTGCTGTGGTGGTTTGGCGCGCTGCATTCCGGCGTACTTGCGCAGATGAGTACCGATCGCAATTTTGTTCTTGATTACAAAGAACCTATTTGTAATGTTTGTATTTGCGTTCCTCCTGTGCGCCGCGGGGTCGTCTCCGGATCCCTTGGTCGGGCTCCAATCCGGATCGATGACCCCGTTTGCACGACGCAAAATAAAATAAGCCGTCTTCTCCGGCAAACTAAGCCCTGCCGATCGCTCCCCGGCGGGGCATTTTTTTGAGGTTTTGCCTTGGTCGCTCAAGCTGTTGCTGAAGCATTCCAACACGACGAAACGATGTTCTGGTGCGCCGCGTGCCGCGTGTTCTGGCGGTTCAAAAAAGACTGCGGGCGCTGCGGCAACACTTGCAAGGCGGTTGGTATAAATGACTGACGTAACGATCCCCACAAAGATTGAAACAATATCCGCTGCGGACTTGGTCCCATACGCCCGCAACAGCCGAACCCATGACGACGCCCAGGTCGCGCAGATCGCGGCCTCGATCAAAGAATTTGGGTTTACCAACCCGATACTGGTTGACGAAGACAACGGCATCATCGCCGGGCATGGACGCCTTAGCGCCGCGCGTAAGCTTGGGATCGACGAGGTGCCGTGTTTACGGCTCGGGCATCTGACCGACGCGCAAAAACGCGCTTACGTCATTGCGGACAACCGGCTTGCTTTGAATGCGGGCTGGGACGAGGAAATGCTGAAAGTCGAGTTTGCTGAATTAAGCGACTTGGGCTTTGACATTGAATTGACCGGCTTCGACCCCAAGGAGCTTGACGCGTTATTAGCCGACCCGCTTGAAGCTGGGCTGACCGATGATGACGCCGTGCCGGAGGTGCCGGAAGAACCGACAACAAAGCTGGGCGACGTGTGGCAGCTTGGTCGGCATCGCTTGATGTGCGGCGATAGCACGTCGATTGATGCGGTTGACCGGCTGATGGACGGCGGCAAAGCGGACATGGTTTTCACTGATCCGCCTTATGGCATGTCGTATGGCGGCGGCAGGACCAAGCGTCATGACATGATCAAAAACGACGACGCGCAGGACGCAGACTTGATCTCATTGGTCCGTGATGCGGCGCAAGCTGCGGCCCTTACGAGCAAGCCTGGCGCGTCGGCTTACGTTTGCTTCACTTGGCGAACATATGCGGAGTTTGAGGCTGCTTTAAGTGACGCCGGGCTGATCGTTTCAAACTGCATTGTTTGGGATAAAAAATCTATCGGCCTCGGAAACTCTCATTACCGACCGCAGCATGAGTTTATGTTCTATTGCAAAGGCGATGACTGGCGTGGCGGCAAGGGAGAAGCCGATATTTGGGCCATGTCGCGCGGGGCGACGAGTGAATACGTCCACCCGACGCAAAAGCCGGTTGAGCTGATTGAGCGTGCGCTAAACAACAGCAGCAAAGGCGGGGACGTTGTAATTGACAGCTTTGGCGGATCCGGCAGCACGCTTATCGCTTGCGAAAAGACGGGCCGCGAAGCCCGGCTGATGGAGCTGGACCCGAAATATTGCGACGTCATCATCAAGCGCTGGGAAGACTACACTGGCGAAACGGCGGTCTTGCTGGATGTCTGACTGGCAGTCCTACCTTCTCAAGCTGCAAAACGACCCGGCGCTATTCGTGACGCAGGTCATCGGCGCAACGCCGCAAAAATGGCAAAAGCAAGCGCTCGAAAACCTCCGCGACAACGACCGCGTCGCCGTCAAATCCGGTCACGGCGTCGGCAAAACGGCTTTCTTGTCGTGGGCGATCCTGTGGTTTCTCTCAACCCGTTACCCCGTCAAAACCGCTGTTACGGCCAACACCGCCAGCCAGCTTAATGATGTCCTGTGGTCCGAAATCCGCAAATGGCACGGCAAGATGAACGAAGCGTTCGCCAGCCAACTCGAAATTAAATCCGATAAAATCACCCTAATCGGCGGCGAGGACAGCTTTGCCGTTGCCCGTACCGCCCGCCGCGACCAGCCCGAAGCCCTCGCGGGTTTCCACGCCGACAATATGCTTTTCGTTGTTGACGAAGCCTCGGGCGTGCCGGAAATTATTTTCGAGACCGCACAGGGCGCGCTTTCGACCGCCGGCGCAAAAATCATTATGGTCGGCAACCCAACCAGGGCGCAGGGCTATTTCTTCGACGCCTTTGGCAAAAACGCCGACCGCTGGGCGCGTCAGACCGTTAGCTCCGCCGATGCCGATTATGTCCAAGACCAATTTATTGACGACATGGCGGCCCAATACGGTGACGAGAGCAACGCCTACCGTGTTCGCGTTTTAGGAGAATTCCCTACCGGCGACAGCGACAGCCTGATCCCGCGCCACCTTGTCGAAGCGGCGATGCAGCGCGAAGTCGAACCGACACTTGGCGTTGCTCCGGTCTGGGGGCTAGACGTGGCGCGCTTTGGGTCAGACCGCACGGCCCTGGCAAAGCGACGCGGTAACGAGCTGATCGAACCGGTCAAGTCGTGGCAGGATTTGGACACGATGCAAACGGTCGGGATGGTCATCCAAGAATACGACGCTACGCCCTACAGCGAGCGCCCCAGCGAAATCCTGATTGACGTAATTGGCTTGGGCGCTGGGGTCGTGGACCGTCTCCGCGAGATTGAGCTAGGCCCGCAGATCCGCGGAGTTAACGTCTCAGAAAGTCCAGCGCTGGGCAATAAGTACAACAAACTGCGCGATGAATTGTGGGGTAAAACCCGCGCCTTTTTCGAAAACCGCGACTGCGTCATCCCACAAGACGACAAGCTGATCGGTGAGCTGTGCGCGCCGAAGTTTGCGTTTCTGAGTTCCGGCAAAATGAAAATGGAAAGCAAAGACGAAATGAAGCGGCGCGGTCACAAATCGCCTGACCTAGCCGACGCGTTCGTTTTGACGTTTGCAAGCAGCGCCGCCCGCGCCGGCAACGCCGCCGGATACAGACACAACAAAGCGATCGATTACAATGATGACTGGATCGTCTGATCTGCCCGCATGGGCGCGCATCGACTATAAATTCTATTTTGTCGGCGAGAACGGCGATCGCGCTTGCGTGGGCGACAAAGGCGCAGCGGAAATTCTGAGCCGCGACCAGCTCAAAGAGCGCGCCTTGCTTTGCCGCGACAGGCTCACCGAGCGTTTCAGGCAGAAATTCCGAGCCATGCGCCCCGATGAAGTCGAGCAGTACATGGCAGACCAAAACGCCGCTGGTTTGGCAAAGCCGCCGCGAAATGTTAAATAACTGATAACAAATCAGTAAGGCCGGTTAATGTATATACAATTTCGCAAACGCCCCGCAAAAAAGAAAACCGAAGCCGAGCCAAAAAAATCGGCTGAAAAGCCAAAGCGCGGACGCGGCAGACCCAGAAAGACCGACAAATGAAAAATGACGATCTGCGGGGTCGCCTTAACGACGAAATCTCCGCCGCCGTAAATTACGCCGACACGCAGTTTGCGCACGATCGGATTCAAGCCCAGCGCGCTTACTTGGGTAAGCCGTTCAACAAAGTGCCGGCCGGCCGCAGCGCGGTCATTTCAACCGACGTTAGCGATACGGTGCATTATCTGTTGCCGTCGCTGCTCGAAACTTTTTATCGCGGCCAAGAAATCGTGCGCTTTGTCCCTCGCAATGCCGACGATGTGCAAAAAGCCGACGCTGCGACCGCCCTAGTTAACCACATTTTCGCGAGCCAAAACGACGGCTTTACGGTCCTGTCAGACTTCATTACCGATGGCTTGCTGTTCAAAGCGGGCGTCTTAAAGGTCTACTACGAAGACAACGGCACCGAAGAAATCGAAACCTTTGAAGCTGACGACGCGGAGCTTGCAGCGCTGCTTGATGGTGGTTTTGACATCATGGAAAGCGAGACCGATGACGAGACCGGCCTGACAACCGTAAAGGTCCGCAAATACACGTCGAAGCCCAAAATCTGCATCGACGTCATTCCGCCCGAAACTTTCTTGTTTTCGCCTCAAGCGACAAGCGTAATGGACGCCAGCTTCCTGGCGCACCGCACTTACATGACGGTCGGCGAGCTGGTTGCTATGGGCTACGATCGCGAAACGGTCGAAGAACACGCAGGGCTAGGCGAGGGGTGGTCCGAAGAAGAAACCGACACCCGCCACGAAGAAATTGACGGCGGCAAAGACCTTGAGCCGCGCTACACCAGCATGGTCCGCGTGGTTGAGGCGTATATGCCGATTGATGACGGCGACGTCGAGCAGAGCCACCGCGTTCTCGCGATCGGCGACAGCAATCATATTCTTGAAGCCGAGCCGATTGACTTTTGCCCGTTTATTGTGGGCAGCCCGATCCGCGTGCCGCATCGCATGGTGGGCCGCAGCGTCGCCGAGCTGGTGATGGACATCCAAAAAATTAAATCCGGCTTGCTGCGCGGCGTCTTGGACAACATGAACCTGTCGAACCATGCGCGCGTTGCCGTGGTTGACCAAGCCGTAAACCTTGACGATCTGCTCAACAGCCGGCCTGACGGCATTGTGCGGATGCAACAGCCAGGCATGGTGCAGCCGCTGCAGGTGCCGCAAGTCATGTCGCAAGGTTTGTCGGTCCTGACCTATATGGACGACGTCCGCGACACCCGAACAGGCTTTTCGCGTGCGTCTATGGGTCTCGATCCCGACCAGCTCCAAAGCACCACGAAAGAGGCGGTCAACGCCACGCTGCAAGGCGGTCAAATCAAAGTGCAGATGATCGCCCGCACGCTGGCCGAAACGGCGATTCGCCCGTTGGCGCGTCTCATCCTTGACCTGGCGCTGAAGTATTACGAGCAGCCGCTTTTGCTCAAGATCGGCGACAGTTGGCAATCTGTGGACCCGGCATCAATTGACGCCGAGCTTGATGTCGAAATTGACGTCGGCATTGGGTCTGGTCGCGACACTGAAAAGCAAATGGCACTCAGCCAGATCGCGGCGATCCAGAAAGAAATACTCCAAACGATGGGCGTCCAAAACCCGGTCGTGTCCGTCGAGCGTTATCTTGGCACGCTCCGCAAGCTCGCCAGCATGTCTGGGCTTAAAGACGTAAATGCGTTTTTCGCCAGCAACGACGAAATTGCGCAAGCGCGGCAGCAGATGCAAAGCCAGCCGCCCGCGCCGGATCCTGCGGCGCAGAAGGCCCAGCAAGATTACGAGCTGCAAAAGGCCAAACACGAGGCAGACATCAAGCTCGCCCGCGAAAAAATGGAAGCCGAACTTCAGCTTCGCCGCGAAGAAATGGCGATGGAATTTGAGCTGCGCCGGATCGCCGCCGAGTCCGGGTCCAAAATTTCCGCCAACTTGCCGCGAGGTCAATAAATGACAGACGCCGAACGCGCCGCGCATTTGCAAGCGCTCCTTAATTCGCCGGGCTTCGCCGAGCTTGAAGGCATGGCTAAAGAGCGCGCGTTTTCGACGTTTGCGCAGTCTGACAGCATCGACAACATGACAAAGACGGTCGC